TATTCAGCCGACCCGAACTGAAGCCACTCTATCTTCACGCCCAAGAAGTCAGCGATAGCCCGCATTTTTGCAGGGCCAGGCATAGATTCGCCATTGAGCCATTTACTGGCTGCCTTGGGTGTTACCTGCGTCATTTCCGCCAGGCGAGCGCCTGCTCCCCACTCATCAACTCCCTTTGCGGACAGGGCGTTTTTAAGCCGGATGACGAAAGCTGCGCGGATGTCTTCTATTTGAACCATGGGTTCACTATCGCATGCGCTTGCATGTACTTTCAGTTCCGACATAATATGTACCGTAAGTTCATATATGACTCGGAGGCCTTATGCGGCCGCTCAAGAAATCGATTGAAGATGCTGGTGGTGTAGCGGCCGTTGCCCTGGCCTGCGGGAAGTCTCCGCGAGCCATCTACAAATGGCTTGAAGCGGACGCGCTGCCGCGAACGGAGTACACCGGCGAAACCCAATACGCCCAAAAGATCGCCGAAAAGGCGGCCCTAAATGGCCAGCCTTTTGAACCCGCCTGGCTGCTCGCCGAGGCGCACCCAAAGAAAACCGCCGCCTAAACCCCTTCATTAGCCGCAAGGAGCATCACCCATGAGCGAAGAACCACTATTGCCAGAAGAGGCGCATCACAGCCGTAAGAACATCAACCAGATCAAGGTTTTGTTGGACGACAAGTACGAAGGCCTTTTGGACTACGCCGCGCAGATCCACGGTACCAAGAAGTCTGTACTGGCCCGCGAAGTCTTGAAGTCTTGGCTGCTTGATCTTGTTGGCAAGTCTATCCGCGACGATCGCGCCGCCTGAAGCGAAACCGTAGGGACCCAGTAGGGACCCGAAAGGGACTACGCAGGTACTGGAGGCTGTATGCCAGAAGAGAAAGGCATGGAGCTTGGGGATTTACTTGATCCGGAAGAGTTGCGATTGCTGGAAGTAGAGGCGGCGAAGCGGGGGATGACCCCGGGAGAACTGGCGAAGCTTGGAATCCAGCAGGAGTTGACCAGAAGGACCAGGCCAAGAGCTATGACCGGGACGATTCAAGCGTTCCGCAAGAAGTGATACGCCAAATTGCAGGCACAAAAAAGCCGACGGTCGAGGTCGGCTCTTTCTACAACATTTGCGGAGTCGATTATGCACCCCACAACTTCTACGCACAATAGCCCGCCTGACTCGTCAGTTATGCGGGCTTCTTTGGATCTGCCGCATCAGTCCATGTCCTCGCGGGAAATTTCAGACTTGCTGAATTCCCGTCACGACAAGGTTAAGCAATCCATCGAACGGCTTGCCCAGCGCGAGACGATTGTCCGTCCCCCAATGGGGGTTGAACAAAGTACTGACTCTCTTGGGCGCCCCCGGACCGAATCCGTTTACCACGTTAGCAAACGCGATAGTTTCGTAGTTGTCGCGCAGCTCAGTCCGGAGTTCACCGCGCGGCTGGTTGACCGTTGGCAGGAGCTTGAAGAGCAGACCGCCGGCGCCAGCCGAATTCCCGCCAACTATGCGGAAGCGCTGCAACTGGCCGCAGATCAGGCCAGAGAGAGCCAGCGCCTGCTTGGCGTGATCGAGCTTCAAGCTACAAAAGTGGCCGCGATCAACCGTCTGGCCGCCGCCGGTGGCGCGATCTGCATCAGTGACGCCGCGAAGCATTTGCAGCTCAAGCCGAGCCTGCTTTTCAGCTGGCTACAGCAGAACAAATGGATTTTCCATCGAGGCGGTTCCACGCGCTGGACTGCTTTCCAGCCCAGGATCACTTCGGGATTGATGGTGCACAAGGTCACCGAGCTGAAGCCCGACAAGGAGACCGGCGCCGAGCGCGCCGCGTTTCAGCCCCTCATTACCCCCAAGGGCCTCGCCCTGCTTGCCGAAAAGAATATTGGAGCCGTGCAGTGAGCGTTCAAGCAATGTCATGGGCTCTCGCACTGCCGAAAGCCTCTCTCGAAAACCCTGCTGCTCGTCATGTCCTGCTATGCCTCGCGAACTACGCCGGTAGTGATGGTCGCGGTGCGTTCCCGTCGGCAGCGACCCTGTCCGACGACACGGGTCTGTCAGAGCGGACTGTCCGCCTGAAACTCGACGAACTGGAGAAGGCCGGATTCATTCTGGAAGGCAACCAGGCTATCGCTGCCGCTTACATCGATCGCCGCGACCGGCGCCCGGTGGTGTATGACCTCCAGCTAAAACGGGGTGCAAATGCCGCACCCCGTAAAGAGCGGGGTGCAGATGACCGCACGGGGTGCACCTCACAACCGAACGGGGTGCAGGAAAACGCAGAACGGGGTGCAGCAGCTGCACCCAATACACCATTGAACCATCAAGGAACCGAAGAGCAGCAGCAGCGCGAGGTTTTGGACTTGATCGGCCAGCAGGATCAACAGGCCATCGACGATCTGGATAACCGCCAGCGGTACGCCATGTTCGCTGAGTGGTCGCCGAACAGCCGTTACCTGATCGCCCAGGCTCAGATCGCCGGGGTCAATCCAACCGAAATCCCTGACTCGGTCGTTAAATCGTTCATGGGTTTCTTCGCCGCCAAGCCTGACACCGTGGATACGGCGGCGGGCTGGTGTCGCCGGCTTGTCACCTGGTTTACCAAAGAGCGTGCCAGGTCTGCGGGTTCCGTATCTGGGCCTGCCGAGATTGAAGACGACAGCACCGACTGGATGCGGCAGGTGCCCAAATGAGGACTGTATCGAGCATTGCCCAGTCGGCGGTATCCGTTGTTCGGTCCGGAATTTTGGCCCATGACGCGGAGGAGCAGACCAAGCAGGAGCGGTCCGAGGCGGTCGGCAAGATCATCAACGACCTGTTCCGAGAGCTGCGCACTATCCGCACAGGTTGGAGGCAGGCATGGCCTGATAAAGCGGCCTATCAGGCTGCCAAGGTGGTTTGGGTCCGCGCTCTTTTCGAGGGCGGCGTCTGCACTCAGGAGCAGATCGATATGGGCCTTGCCCGCTGCCGCGCCGAAGACACTGACTTCATCCCGAGTCCTGGGAAATTCATCAGTCTCTGTGTGCCGACGCCTGAAATGGTTGGCTTGCCCGGCCTCGAAGCGGCCTACGAGCAGGCCATGCGCAATTGCCACCCGGCCATGCGCGGCCGCGAGAAGTGGTTTCACCCGGCTGTTTACCACGCCACTGCTGCAGCGGGCTTCCACAGCCTCCCGTTGCTCAGCCGTGAACTGGGTCTGGCCAGCTTCGGCAAGCGTTATCAGGCCCAAGCCTGCCGAGTGTGGCGAGGCGAAGATCTTGGCCCTATTCCATTAGCCGAGATTGCGCCGCCTTCATCGAAGAGTGCGCCGGACGTCGGCAACAACGCATTGAAAGAGCTGCGTGCTCGTCGTGGAGGCTCCCGTGGCTGATCGACGCCTGGCTGTTCCTGAGATCGATGCCTATCGCTTCGCCGTGTTCTGCTGCTCTTTCAAGGTTGACCTGGGCTCGACGCCTGACCACGCCCTCGCGCTGTTCGTCGATGCCGCCATGGCCAAGCGTTACGGGGCCTGGATGTGGCCGAACACCTTCGAGGTTGTCGACGTGGTCACGGGGAAATCGATATGCGCGTGACCTCGAAGAAGCTTCGCGCATCGGCCAACGGGCAAGAGTGCACCGTCCGCATCCCCGGCACCTGCAATCACAACCCGGAAACAACCGTGCTTGCTCATTTGCCTTGCGGGCAGAGGGGCATGGGCATGAAGGGCCTCGACACAGTCGCGGTATACGCATGCAGCGCCTGTCACGACGCTATCGATGGGCGAGGCGCGGGCGAGATCGACTGGCAGGACATCCCTCGCGCAATCGCTGAAACCCATGAAGCCCTGATCAGGGCCGGAATCCTCACCGTGAAGGGGGCCGCATGAGCGAACTAATTTTGCCGTGGCCCCCGAAGGTGCTGAGCCCCAACGCCCGCGCGCACTGGGCCACAAAAAGCCGAGCGGCGAAGGCCTACCGCGCCGCCTGTTATCTGCTGTGCTGCCAGGCCGCATTGGCCGCGCCCGCCGGCCGGGCACTGCTCTCGCTCGAATTCATCCCGCCAGACCGCCGTCGCCGTGACGACGACAATTGCGTAGCGGCCTTCAAATCTGGTCGTGACGGTGTGGCCGAGGCCCTGGGCATCGATGACAGCCGCTTTGTGACCCAGTTGCAGATCAGTGCTGAAACCATCAAGGGCGGTGCTGTGCGTGTGCGCATCTCCGATTACAACGAGGGCAATGCATGAGCACCGCCGCTCTCAAGATCACCGACGCCGAAATCAAGCGGCAGGCCGCCAGCACTGTCCGGGATCTGCGGGATATCGAGAATCGTGGGCTGTACCTGCGCTTTGCGCAGGATCGCGCACGGGCGTCCTGGTATCTCGTCCTGCGGGGCAAGTGGAACCTGATTGGCAGCTTTCCCGACCTCACGGCAAAGCAGGTAGTTTCGGCCTTGCCTGGGATTCGTCTGCGCCTCGATGCCGGTGCCGGGTCGACCCTTTCCAAGTGGGTGACCACCCGGGAGCTGCTGGACTGGTTCGCCGATCGCATGTCGCGGGACCGCAACCTCTCCGACAAGCGCAAGAACACCGGCGCCTCGGCAATCAAGTGCCACCTGGTGCCGCGCCTGGGCGATCTGCCGCTGACCAGCATCGACAAGGCCACGCTCGACAGTGAGCTGATGTGGCCGCTACAGGAAACGATCTCCATCGACTACGTCCGGTCGGTGTTCCAGTTGCTGGCTCTGGCCTTCCGGCAAGCATTCAAGCTCCGGCTGATATCGGAAAACCCCATGAAGGACATCAAGTTCAAGGACTTCTCGACGGCCAAGGTCGGGATCAAGCCGTCACGGCTGCGCGGCACCCAGTTGCAGGACCTGCTGGCGAGCCTGGCGGCCGTGATCGCGGACACCCCGCACGACGGCATGCTGGCCATGATGATGCTCTGCCACGGCACGCGGATCGGTGAAACCCGGCAAGCCCGCTGGTCACACATCAGCCTGGCCGAGCGCGAGTGGTTCATCCCGGGCGAGCACACCAAAACCGGTGTTGAGCATCAGCTGCCCCTCACTGAACAGGTTCGGCACCTGCTGATGTGGTACCGGGACCGGCAGCAGGTTCAGGGCTACGACGGGCAATTCCTGTTCCCTGGCCGGGCCGGTGAAGGTCTCAGCGAGGGCAGGGCCAGTGCCGTGTTCTCTCGGGTCGGTAAGGGTGAATGGACGAGCCACGATCTGCGAAAGCTCGCTCGCACCTGCTGGGCAGATATCGGAATCGACCACCTGATTGGTGAGCTGCTGATCAACCATGCAATGGGCCACAACGTGAAGGTCTACGTCCAATCCGGCGTGATGGATCGCAAACGCGATGCCCTGGAGAAGTGGCACGCCCATCTAGACGAGAAGGGCATGACCCTCATTCACGCATTGACCGGCTTTAGATTCGAAGATTCTGATAACTCGCTACAGCTCACGGATGACGTGGCTTTGCGGGCAGTTGCCAACACCACCATAGGCGAGGTTTCAAAAGCATGAAAAAGAGCCATGGCCCGAGCTTCAGAGCCTCTCCAACCCCGCTTAAGTGGTGCTCAGCCTGCAATGGAAAAGCGGTCGTGACAGGTGTCTTCCACGATCTGCCCTGTATCGAATGCCATGCGTCTGGATGGGTTTCGGCAGAGACAGGAGAGGCGTTGCCCGTCGAGGATCTGGTGACCCAGCTTGGGCTCATGCTGAACATCTATCAGCAGCGCATCATCGCTTTTGGTGACAGGGTGAATAAGCAGTCAGGCGCTCAGCAGCAGTACGAACAGAACAACCGCCGGGGTGCCGGCGGATCGAATTACACCGGGGATTAGGGGCAGTCATGAGCATTTATTCGAGCGTACTGGGTGGTGTGGTGTCGGCCCTGGCGGCCGAGGCAATCGACAACACCAGCAAACAGGCCTGGCAGAAGCTGTATAGCCCACATGAAGAAGAGCAGCGCGACATGTCCTCGCTGTTTCGGAGCGGTGCCGGCGGTGCCATTGATCGCACTCAGGCGGATTGCTGGCTCGCGGCCCGGCTGCATCACGGGCTTGAGCAGAAACATATGAGCGCTTTGGTCGGGAAATACAGCACCCACAAGGCAAGGAAGGTGCAGGCCATCAGTGAATTACGCTTGCTGGTCCGAACGCCTGCCCCGACGCTCTTCGTCTATAAAGCGGTGACGGCTTGGGCCATCCCGAAACTAAAAGGCATCGATCCGTTCGTGAGCAAGAACGTGACCATCACTATTCCGCTTGATACGCCTGATTGGCGTCGCGATGCACAGATCGCTGCATCTATTGCAGCGGGGAAGGCCAGCAACAAGAGGGCCGAATCGAGGTCCGCCGATATGATCGTCCTGCCGAAAAGCTTCTACGACATGAACACTTGGGACCCAGACGCGCGCCCTGAATCGACTCGCCGGGAATGGCGGCGCAACATAAATGCCGCGCTGGACACACTGGTTAACGAGGCGCTTTGCCACGCAGGGGAGATCCTCGACATTGAGGGGCTAATTATCTCGGACGCTGCGTGATAGCCAGTTGACACTGAATCAGCGTTCCATCACTATTACTCCCATCCTGTCATTCCTGCGTGTGTAGGACTGACCATAAAGAACCCGGCCTCTGAGTCGGGTTTTTTTATGCCTTCGATTTCTGTCGAACTCCAGGTGCAGCAGCGCCTTTGACCGCTTCCTGAGCGGTCCTTTTCTTCCCGGAGCATCACCCAATGGAACCAGCGACCACCGCTGCAGGAGCACTGCTTGCGAAATACGGCGTTGCGACCGCTGGTTTTGCAGGAGCGATTCTTTCACTGACGTTCCTTCGCGGACTGACGCGCAAACAAGCGGCAGCTGCGGTGCTGACAGGCTTTCTGTCTGCAATCTTCACGACCTCCCTGGTGGTCCAATTCTTCAAACTGCCGACTGACGCAGACTCTCAAAACGGGGTTGCCTTCCTGATTGGCTTGTTGGCGATGAACATTATTCCAGGGCTGAAAGCCATCGCCGGGTCGATCACCTCAGTTCGAGGTGCATAACCATGAACACGTTTCTTTCCGCTCTTGATGCAGTGTTGTGCGGGCTGGTGGTTCTCGCTGCAGCTGAATACCTGCGCCGCATCCGCCCCATGAGTCAGATGCTACTGGCGGCCTCGTTTTACTTGGTCGCTATCTCGGCATTCGCGAGCGTGGTCAACCTGATGCTCGGTCATGTGCCGACTGTGCCCGCGCTGCTCATGCACGCAGGCGTTGTCAGCTACGCCTATGCCCGCCGGCATTTTATCTTTGAGCCGGACTGGCATGGCCAAGAGCGCCGGGCACAGGAGCGTCGAGGTGCTGGGCGATGAATATTTTTAAATCCATTTGGGCCTTCATCAAAGGGCCTTTCACCGAGGTATCTGCAATGCCTGAAGACCTGATTCAGTCCGGT